TTTTACTTATAGTTGGTGGTGGAAAAGATATAATACAAGTACTGCTACGCAAAGAAGTAGTGTATTTACTGCTGGAACAGGTGGTGGTACGTATGTATTTTTTCCATTTACAAATAGTTCTGTAATGCAAGCTAATTTTCAATTTACTGGTGGGAACTTTGTAGATAGTCGTTTAACAACAAACATGCAGTTTAGAGATCTTTCAGCATGGTATCATTGTGTGTTAAGATTTGATAGCACACAGGCAACTGCTTCTAATAGAGTTCGTTTATACGTTAATGGTGTAGAGCCTACCTATTCTAGTGCAACTGTTCAAACTGATATATCACAAGATGAAGATATATCATTTATGAATCAAAGTGGAGTAGTTCAATCTTGGGGTGGTATTACTGGTGTAGCTACAGGTCAAGAAGGTGTTGATGTTCAACTTGCAGACGTAATACTTTGTGATGGGCAAAGTTATGGTCCAGATTCTTTTGGTGAATTTAAAAATGGTGTATGGAAACCTGTTGATCCAAGTGGATTAACATTTGGTAATAATGGTTACTATCTTAAATTTGAATCTAGTTCTGATTTAGGAAATGATTCATCAGGAAATAATAATGACTTTACTGCTAATAATTTAGCAACACACGATCAAATGCTAGATACTCCAACCTTTAACTCTGATTCTAATGGTGGTAATTTTGCTACATATAATCCTTTAGTTCCACAAGGTGGTGCACAAAAATTAATGAGTTTAAGTGAAGGTAATCTTCATGCAGAATCAACAACTAATGATAAATATCATCAAATTATAGGAACTATGGGTGTTAAAACTGGTAAATGGTATATAGAATGGTATATTGAAGCTGCAGGTTATCCTTCATGGTCTGTAGGGTGGCGTCATGGAAGTCAACTACAACTTTTTGATGGTGGCACACAATCTGGTAATGCTAATCTTGCTTATGTAGGTTATTTTACTGGTAGTAATGTTTATATTAAAGCATTTGGAAGTACTGCTACAGCAGATCCACAAGTTGCTTATTCTGGGTGGACTTCAGCAGGTGATGCACCTACTACTGGTGATGTTATGATGTGTGCTATAGATATGGATGCAGGTAAAGTTTGGTGGGGATTTAATGGAGAATGGGGAGATGTAGGTTCTGGAACAGGAAACCCTGCTACTGGTGCAAATGCATCTAATACTTGGACTGTTGCAGATTATACAGATCATATATTTCCTTTTACTCTTGCTTGGGCTAATCCTGTTACAGAAATAATAATGAACTGTGGACAAGAAGGTACTTTTGCTGGAAATCTTACAGCAGGTGGAAATGCAGATGACACAGGTTATGGCAATTTTAAATATTCTGTGCCTTCTGGTTTCAAAGCATTATGCACAGGTAATCTACCAACAGCAGATGCAGTTGATCCTGCACAAACTAATGACAATTATCCACAGAAAATGTTTCAAGCTTTAACCTATACTGGTAATGCTAATAATTCACGTTCTATTACAACTAGATTTGATCCTGATGTAATGTGGTTTAAAAGAACAGATGGTGTTAAAGCATGGAATAATTATAGTAAAACACAAGGAATAGGTGATACATCTTATTATCAACAATTTGATAGCACAGCTTATGATGGTTATAACTCTGGTTCATATAAAGGAGTTATATCTACAGCTTCTACTTCTATGACTATAGGTGCAGTTGATTATATAAATGGCAGTGGTCTGGAGTATGTAAGTTATTTATTTAATATGGGTGGTTCACAAGCAACTAATACTGATGGAAGTGTAACAAGCTATATATATAATTCAGGTGCAGGAATGTCTGTAGGCAAATATACTGGAGAATCAGCTACACGAACAGTTGGTCATGGTCTTGGGGTAGCTCCAACATATATTATAGTTAAATCTATAGGAGCAGCACGAAATTGGGCAGTATATTATGGAGATAACACAGAAGCATTACAATTAAATAATACTAATGCAACAGATGTTGGTGTTTATTGGGCTAATACTTCTCCTACAAGTAGTGTATTTACTGTAGGTGATTCAAATGAAACTGGTAAAAGTGAACAATATATGTTTATGGCTTTTGCAAACACAGAAGGTTTTATAAAAGCAGGATCATACGTTGGCAATGGTGATGGTTCTAATGGTCCATTTGTTTACACAGGATTTAAACCTGCATTTTTGCTGGTGAAAAAATTAACTGTAAATAACTGGAGACTACAAGATAGTGCAAGAGATCCATATAATCCTGTATACCACATGCTAGCACCAAATAGTACAGCAGGAGAAGATGCTTATACAGATGGTACAGATTATAACGACTTTCTTTCAAATGGTTTTAAGTTAGCCAGAGGTGGAGATGCAGTAAACTGGAATGCAAGTGGAGCAACTTATGTATATTTATCATTTGCAGAAAATCCATTTAAATACGCAACAGCAAGATAGGAATAAAATATGTGGGCACGAATAGAAAATAATAATATAGTAGAATATTATGATAGAAAAAAATCTATAGTATTAAATAATGTACGTTATTCTTCTCAAATATTTACTATATGGACAGATGCACAACGTAAAGATTTAGGTATTGTACCTATAGTTATTTTAGGATCACATCTTGATACTAGATTTTATATAGAACATAATCATTCAGATGCTATAGCAGAAGATGGTAATAGTGTTATAAGAACTATTGGAGTTAAAGCTGCTGATAGAGCTTTAGAAGATGTTAATGAAGTATGGACACAAGATGAAATAGATGATGGTCAAGCACCAGGTGGTACAAGTGCTAACGATCCTAAATTAGATGCAGAAGGTAATCAAATAATTACAAGAGGTTTAAAATATAATGCTATACAAAAAGTTAAAGCACAACAAGCAGGATTTTTAGCACAAACAGATTGGTATATAATACGTAAAGCAGACGCAGGTACAGCAATACCATCTAATATACAAACATGGAGAAATGCAATACGTTCTGATGCAACTGCTATTGAAACAGCAATAACTAATGCAGCAGATATGAATGCATTTATAGCATTACATACTGATACTTATAGAACTGTAGATGGTCAACAAGTAGTAGATGTAATAGCTAGAGTTAATCGTTGGACAGAATTGGAGTAAAACATGGCATCAACATATACAACTAGAATAAGATTGAATCAACAAGGAGATGGAGATAATCCTAATTCTTGGGGATCAGTTTTAAATAATGGTGTTATTAGTTTAGTTGATGAAGCTGTAGCAAAATATACTACTGTAAGTTTAGGATCAGCAGCAACTGTAACATTGTCTGCAGTAAATGGTGGTACTGATGTACCTCGTTCTGCATTCCTTGAAGCTAATGGAACTGTAGGTGGTGCTCATACTACTATAACAATGGTTATACCTAATGTAACAAAAGGTTATGTTATTAATAATCAAACAACATATACAACAACAACTAATGCAATTAAAATAAAAACAGCACCTGGTGATGGTCTTATTATTCCTCAAGGAGCTATATCACAAATAGTAGTAGATACAGATGGAAGTGTATATTCAACTAATGCAGCAGGTTTAGGATTAGGTACAGCAGCTTCTGCAGATATAGGAGTATGTGCTACTAATGTTGCTGATGTATCTTTAGCAGATTTAAGATATGTAAGAACTTCTGTAACAGCTAATACTACAGTAAGAGGAGACTTTGTAGTAGAAGCAGGTTCATTAAAAGTAGGAACATCTGCTAGAGCATATAATCCTATTACAACACTAACAGATGCAGCAAGTATTACAAGTAACTTTGCTGTAGGAAATAATTTCTTAGTTACTATAGGTGGAAATAGGACATTAGCTGCACCTTCTAATGTAGTAGCAGGACAAAGTGGTTCTATTTATATTATACAAGATGGTACAGGCTCAAGAACTTTATCTTATAATACAGTTTTTCAATTTGTATCAGCAGCAGTTCCAACATTAAGTACAGGAGCTGGTGATGTAGATATGTTAGTTTACATGGCACGTAGTGCATCAACAATAGACGCAGTATTATTAAAAAACTTTGATAGGTAGGTAATGTCTTCTACAAGTTCTAAACTCGTAAAGATGGACTTTCAACCTGGTATTAGAAGAGAGTCCACACAATACGCAGAAACTAATTCTTGGTATGATACTAATAATGTACGTTTTCGTGCAGGTAAACCAGAGAATATAGGTGGGTATGAACAAAAAGTATCTGTTGCCTTTAATGGTTCAGGTCGTGATCTTATAGCATGGACTGATAATGATCAGTTTAAAAGAGCTATGTTTGGTACAGCTCAAATGTTATATGAACATAATGGTGATGAAATATTTGATGTTACACCTGTATCAGCTAGTGCATCTTTAACAAATGCATTTAGTGTAGCAGTTAGTGCTAATGTTGTTACAGTATCAGCTACAGCACATGGTAGAGCAACAGGTGATTTTGTATTCTTTACAAGTACTGGTACTATAGGTGGTAATATATTATTAGGAACAAGTACTTATCAAGTAAGTGTTAATAATGCAAATACATTTGCTATTAATGTAGCAACTACAGCAAGTGCTGCACAATCATCTTCTGGTAATGGTCATATACATTATCTATTAAAAACTGGTGTATCAAATGCTGTAGCAGGTTTAGGTTATGGTGCTGCATCTTATCAAGCTACTGTATGTGCTTCTGATACTAGAGGATGGAATCAACCAACATCTACAGGAGCTAGTGATTTCTCAAGTGAGATAACACAATGGAGTTTAGATAATTGGGGTGAAGATATATTAGCAAATAGAAGAGGAGGTGCTATTTATTATTGGGATGCAGATGCATCAACAAGTCCAGTAAGAGCAGCTATTGTAACTAATTCACCTACTACAGTAAACTCTATAGTAGTATCTCCTAATGATAGACATGTTATTGCATTAGGAACAAATGAATTTGGTACTACAGCAAGTCCATCAGGAACATATAATCCTATGGTTGTAAGATGGTCTAATCAAGAAGATTATTCTAATTGGACACCATCTATAAATTCTACTTCTGGTGAAGTTGTTATTGCTGATGGTACAAAAATAGTAGGAGCAAAAAGATCTCGTAATGCTATTAATATATGGACTGATAATTCTTTATGGGCAATGTCTTTTGTAGGTCCACCTTTTATATTTAATTTTTCACAGCTTGGTACTAACTGTGGATTAATAGCACCACATGCTGCAGTTGATTATGATGGTAGAGCAGTATGGATGGGATATGATAACTTCTATGTATTTGATGGACAAGTAAGAAGTTTAGATTGTACAGTAAGAAGATTTATATTTGATAGATTAAATGTAGATCAAAAAGATAAAATATTCTGTGGAATAAATTCAGAGTTTAAAGAAGTTATTTGGTTGTATCCTTCTACAAATTCTAGTGAATGTGATAGTTATGTAGTATGGTCTCCTGATGAAAACTATTGGTCTTATGGAGAAAGTATATTTACAACCTTTGCTGATAAACATGTATTTGGAAATACAATTACAACAGGTGTAGTAGATGGAGTTAATAAATTATATAATAATGAAGTACAAGATATGTATACAGCAGATGGACAACCTATGTCTTCATTTATAGAATCAGCAGATTTTGATATAGATTCTGGTAATGAGATTATGTTTTTAAATAGAGTTATTCCTGATTTTGATTTAAGTGATGGTAGTTTAACATTCTCAATAAAAACAAAAGACTTTCCTGAAAGTAGTACATCAAGAGAAAAACCAAATCCACCACATATAGTAACAAATTCTACAGCTAAGATAGATATGAGAGCAAGAGGAAGGCAAGGGAGAGTCAGAGTATCTTGCAATGCAGCAGGTACTAGCTGGAAATGGGGTTCTATTAGATTAGCCATACAACCAGATGGTAAAAGATAATGGCACGTTATCCAGCAGTACCTAAAATATATGATTATTTAAAAGATAATCCTCAAGCTGATAGAATACACAGAGAAATATCACAATGGGGTGCAGCATTAGTAAATCAATTAGATACTAGAGATGCTCAAGTAGATAATGCACCTTCTACAAAAATATATACAGTTGTAACTATAACTGATATAGGTAGACCACGTAAAGGTGATATAGCTTATGCAGCATCTGCAGGTAAGTTTAAAGGTTATGTTAGTACAACAGCAACACAAGCATGGGAAAATTTAAATTGAAAAGTGATGAATTTTTTAAGTTTCTTAACGAAAGTACATATGTAGGTAATATAAATACAGGACAAATTATACCACCAAACATGTATAATTCACAAGAAATTGTAAAACCTATAGCAGACTCTTCAAAAATAGTGTATAATAGTAATAGTAATTTTATAGCTGATAATACAAAGCCACAGTCAAATTACATGAATGTCAAAGGAATAAAATAATGATGCCACCTACCAGAATAGAGCAGCTAAATAACTTTCAGGATGCAGTACAAAGTCCTGATGGATTAGATAGACTAAGAGCTTTACAAGCTGTTGAACAAGCTTTACCTTCGTCACAAGGACTTATGGGTATGCCACAAGTACAAGCTCCTATGCCTATGGTTCCTAGACAATATGGTGGTGAAGTAGGAACTGGTGGTTTAGTAGAAGTGTTAGATGATGGTACACAAGTATTTGATAGGACAGAAGAAGGCATACTAAACAGATCTCTACATGGTGGTATGTTAGAAGGTCAAACACAAACAGCATCAGCACCTAGTAGTTTTAGTGGTGGAGCAGATGCACTAGGTACATTAGCTAGTGGTACAACAGCTCCTTCAGGTTTTACTATATCAACTGGTCAAGATAAATATGGAAATACTATTGGTGATCTTACAGGTATGCAAGATTATTATGATTTAAATTTTGCAGCTAGAGATGCAGGTCAAGATACATTTATGTATGGTGATAAATTAATGCAAGTAGATCCTGGATATTTAAGAGGTGGTGGTATTAATCCTTTTATAAGTAATAGATTACCTGCAGGTTTACAACAAGAAGTAATAGATAGACCAGATCTTTTTACAAAAGTAGATAATTTATTTAATTTAAATACAATACAAAAAAAACAAGGAGATCCAACTGATCCAGGATTTTATTCAGAAGCACCTTATTTACCAACACAAGATTTTAGTAGAGATATATCTGGACAGTATAATAGTTATTATGAAGCTAATCAAGCAGCTAAAGAAGCAGGTTCTCCAACATTTATGTGGGGAGATAAATTAGCAAAAACAGATCCAGGATTGCTACCTGATTATGTAGGAGGTCCTAAACCTTTTATAAGTAATGCAATACCTGAAAAATATATAAGTGCAGGTGTAAATTTACCTCCAGGATGGGCTAATATGTCAGCTAATCAACTAGCTAAATATCAACCTGGATATAAAGATCCTAATAGAATTACTTATGGACCAGCAAAACATGGAGGTCAAGTTATAAAAAAAGAAGGTGGAGGTCAAATAGATCCTTCACAAGCAGCACAAGGTTTAGCAAGTTTTGGTAGATATGGAGATAACATATTAGTCCATATGAATCCTGAAGAACTACAAGGACTAGCATCCCTTGGTAATATAACATACAATCCAGTAACAGGATTACCTGAAGCATTTAGTCTTAAAGGTATATTTAAAGCTGTACGTAAACTTGCACCTGTTGCATTAGCGATAGCTGCACCTTATGCTTTTCCAACTATATCATCAACAGCTTTAGGATTTGGTTTAACCACAGGAGGTGGTGCATTTTTAGGAAATCTTATAGCAGGTGCTAAACCTAAAGATGCATTAAAAGGTGCTTTATTCTCAGGATTAACTGCAGGTGTTGGATCATACTTAGGTGGTGCACCTTCTGGATTTGGTGGTAGTGGTGCTTCAAATGTAGGAACACAAGGTTTTGCAAATACTGGTTTAGGTGGAATAAATCAAGGCGTAACTCCTAATATAGCTGGAGCAAGTTCTGCAGGTACAAATTTAACAAAAGCAAGTTTTGCAAATACTGGTTATGGTGGAATAAATAAATTGCAACCATCTTCAATAGCATCAGAATTTACATCACCACCAACAACAACAGGTTTATCAAATAGAGTTATTGATGTTCCAAAACAAAGTTTTCAATTAGCACAAACACAACCAGTACAACCAACATTTAATCCTGATATACCTACAAATATGACAATAAGAGGAGATTCTTTAAATCAATATGTTCAAAGTCAACAACCTGTAGCAAAAGTAGCTCCTCAACAATCAATAGGTATTTTTGATAAAGGTGGATTAAGTAGTGCTAATTTAAAAAGAATAGGACAAGATATATATAAAGATTATGCTAATCCAAAAGGTATAGCTAAACTTGTGGCTATGGATTTATCAACACCTGATTATGATGTTATGTATGCTAATGAAGCTAGAGCAAAAGAACAACAATTAAAAGATGCAGGTTATACAGTTGATACTGGTTTTGATGGTCAAGTTGTTATAAAAGATTCTTCTGGTGTAACTTTACCAAGAAACTTAACAGCATCTATGATATTAGATAGAGCATTAGGAAGAGCACCACGTACTAACTTAGTAGCACGTACAGATTATGCTACTGCTAAACAAGGTGGATTAATAAGTTTAAAAAATGGTGGTGAATTTAGTGGTATGGTTCCAGGTAATGGACATGGTATGGAAGATAATGTTTATATGCCTATAGTAGAAAAAGAAAATGGTAGTCAAGTAGGAACATTAGCTGTATCACCTTCAGAATATGTAGTAGATAGTTATACAATGGCAGCACTTGGTAATGGCAATGCAGATGCAGGTGCTAAAGTAATGGACAGAGTTGTTAAGCATGTACGTAAGAAAGCTTATGGAGATACAGAACAACCAAATGAAATAAGTGGGTTAGAAGCTTTAAAACCCATGATGGAAAGGGTATAAAGAGATGGGAATATTATCATCATTATTTCAAACAGGAGCACCTGTACAACAAGTAGCAGGTCCTGCAATGGCAACTTCAAAGTTACCTGAAGAGTTAGCTCCATATTATAAAGATATACTTGGTAAAGCTCAAGCACTTTATAATGAAAGAACTGCTGAAGGTTTTCAACCTTATCAAGGTCCTACGATTGCAGACTTTACACCTGAACAACAACAAGCTTTTACAGGTATATCAGGACTTGTAGGACAACAAGCTCCTGTGTTTCAAGAAGCTATGGACTTAACAAGATCTGCTGCAACACCTATGACATCAGAACAGATGACACAATACATGTCTCCTTATCAACAAGCAGTAACTGATATAGAAAAAAGAGAAGCTACTAAACAATATGAATCACAAGTAGTACCTGCATTAGCTGCTAAAGCTGCAACTACAGGTGGTTTTGGTGGTAGTAGACAAGCTATATTAGAAGGTATGGCTGCAGATACACAACAAAGATTATTAAGTGATATACAAGCTAAAGGTTCTCAACAAGCTTATCAAGATGCTGTAAAAAGATTTCAAGCAGATCGTACTGCAGCAGGTCAAGCAGGTGCACAACTTGCTACTATGGCTCCTAATCAATTTAAAGCACAACTAGGTGAACTAGGTGCATTACAAACTGTAGGTGAAGAAAGACAAAGGCAGCAACAAACAGCATTAGATGAAGCCTTTAGACAATATCAATTAGAAAGAAATTATCCTTATGATACTATGGGTAAATATCAAGCTATTGTAACTGGTGCTCCTGTAACACCTACAACATTTGCTCCTGCACAAGCTCCTGTTCCTTCTACAGCACAAACTTTAATAGGTGGTATAGGTACATTAGCAAATGCTTATGGTCAGTTTACTGGTAAACCTGCAGCTACAATGTTTATGAAAAAAGGAGGTGGATTAAATGATCTTCCTGTTGTTCGTAGACAAGAAGGTAGACAAATATTTGTTCCTGAAATGGGTAGTGGTGAAGATTATTCAGTAACTAATGCAGGATCAGGAATGTTTCAAGGATTAACTTCACCTGATTTTTATCCAAGACTACCAGGTGAAACTGATTCTGCATATAGACAAAGACTTAGAGATTTAAAAGCAGGTGAAAAAACATATTATCCAGAAAGAATAGATGCAAGAGATGTATCTAAAAATATAAAAGAAGAAGTTTTAGGATCAAGTGATGTTAGTTATTTTCCAGTAAATAAAGCTGGAGAAATAGAAACAGAAATGGGTCCAGGTGAAGAACAGCTTACTGAAGATGAAAAAAGAAATAGATTAAGACAAATAGAAGCTGTTTCAGTTACTCCTAATATGGCTCAAATAGGAGCAAGTGAAGAAGTTAATAATGCAGGTACAGGTCTTGCACAATTATTTCCAAAGTCTGAACTAAATGTTCCAGCTCCACAAGAACAACAAATTGTTAATAGTGCTAAAGAAAATTTAGAATTAGTTAAATCTAATCCAGATACTACTGCTTCAGATCTTAAAGCAGCAGAAGAAGCTTATATAAATTCTATAAAAATGAGTGAACAAAGAGCTGCAGATAGAGCTGCTGAAATAGAAAAGCAAAGAAAAGAATCTCAATTTAGTAATGTAGCTCAGTTCTTTGCACGTTTAGGTACAGCAACTCCACGTAAAGAAGGCATTATGGGTTTAATAGATGCAGGATTACAAGTAGCTCCAGAAACTTTAGAAAAGATGGAAGCTACTAATATTAAAGCTAGAGAAGCTGCTAGATCATTAGAAGATAAACAAACAGACTTAGAAAGAATTAGATTAAAAGAAGATCTTGGAATTAAACTTAGTCGTAATGAAAGAAAAATAGCAAAAGAAAAAGTAGAAAGAGAAGAAGAACAATTTGAAAAATCTTTAAACTTTAAATATTCTGAATTACAAGCTAGTATTCAAGATTCTATTAGAGATGCTATTAAGAGTAATGAATTAACATCTTCAGATTTTAATAGTGTTAAAGGATTTATTGTATCTCAAACTGGTTCAGATTTTGAATTAGATGCAGATGGTAATTTTGTTAGAGTAGATGGTATAGCTTTAAAACCTGGTATGCAACAAGAAATTAATAACATTATGGGTAAGGCATATAGTATACTTGCAGAACTAAAAAATCTAAATGAATTTAATAGAGTATATGCACCACAAATTTCTCAAGAAATTAATGCTGTACTTACTGCTAGTAATGTTAATGAAGATGAAGATCAAGATGAAGATGAATTAGATACGAATGATCCACGAACTCAAAGAAATATAAATAAAGCAAAGATTATATTAGAAGAAGATAATAAATAAATGGCAGAAGTATTATCTCCATATAGTCGTATATTTTCTAATGTTAATACAGAACTTGAAAATCTAGTTGAATCAGGTCAGTTACAATCTAATCAAGAAAAAATAGATTTTGTTAAAAGTAAAGGTTTAGATATAAAAGCTTTTACAAAAGCTCAAGATGAGTATTATACATTACAAGATGAAGGTAAAGGTGATACAGTAGATTTACCTTATACTGCTGCTGTGCGTGTAGGTCTAGGTGCTTTAGGTAAAGTAGGTGAAGCAGTTGAAAGTGTAGGAGAAACTTTTGCACCAGAAACTACAGAAAGAATTAAAAAATTTATTAACTTACCTGAGTCTGTAGAACGTAAACGTCAAGAGTTATTCTTTCCTTCACAAGGTGGATTTATAGAACAATCTGCAACTGAAATAGGTTCTTATATTATTCCAGGAACAGCAGCTTTTAAAGGATTAAGTTTAGGAGCTAAAGGTTTAAAATTAGCTAATGCTTCTAAAAAAGCTAAGATAGGTAAAGGTGTTTTATCTTTTGCTGGAGCAACTACTTTTATAGAAAAGCCTGAAAATAATTTTGTAAACATGATAGCAGATGAAGTAATACCTAATGAAGAAGGAAAACCTATAGGTACTGTAGGACAAATTGTAGAAAAATTAAAAGTTAATCCTGATGATACAGCATCAGCACAATATTTAAAAGCTTTTGTAAATAATCTTGTGTTAGAGGGAGCTTTTATAGGAGCAGGAGCTGGAGCTATTAAAGCTGCATCTAAACTTCCTATGAAAGATTTTATAAAGTATGTAACAACAGGTGTTAAAAAAATTTATGAACGTATTACACCTGCAGAATTAAGAGAAGTTGCTAAAGAAGCTGCTAGAAAAACTAAAAGTAAAACATTAGAGTATGGTACTTCTCGTATGGGTTTAAATAATAAAGCATTAGGACTTATAGTAAAGAAAAAAAATTCAGCTAAAGAAGCTATATCAGAAGCACAAGGAATGGCTTTAGCATTAAAACAAGCTATTAACAAAGAACTTCCTAAATCTATTAGAACTGAACAAACTATGAAGATGCTTAATGCTGGACTTGCAGGTGATAAAAAAGTATTAAAAGATTTTGAAAGATATGGTAATGCTCCTGAAACTGTAAAAGCAATACAAGGAATGCGTAATGCTATAGATAAACTTTCTAAAGATGTTAAAGATGATGCAATAGGTAAGTTAAATATAACTATTGGAAATAATCTTGAAACTTATTTAAATAGAAGTTTTCAAATATTTGATGATCCTAACTATTTAAAAAATATTCCTGATGATGTAAAAGAAGAAGCATTAAAATATTTTAGAGGATTAAAAAGTAAGAATAATAAAAGACTTTTAACAGATGAAGAAATTGAAACAGTATATAAACACTATACAGAAGGTATGACTCAAGGTGAAAGAGGTGCACATATAAAAGGTATATCAGCAAGAGCTAATAAAATATTAACAAAAAGAAAAGATATACCTGTTCAAATACGTAATCTTTGGGGAGAAGTAAAAGATCCATATAAAAATTTTGTTAATACTTATACTAAGTTAGCTAATGTAGTAGCAGAACAAAAATTTAAAAAAGAAATAGTAGAAGAAGCTATTGATGCAAAAAAAGCTACAAGAGAATCTATTCCAGGTTTTAAAAAAATAGCTGAAAATGCTGAAGGAGAAGAAACATTTTTAAAATCTTCAAGCATAGGTTTAGGAGGAATAAAAACAAATCTTAATAATCCTTTAAAAGATATTTTTTTAGATCCTACTTGGAAAAAAGCTATAGAACAAGGTACTGATGGAGATTTAAATTTAGGTGATGGACCTATAGGAAAAGCTTTAAAAGGTTGGATGTCTTTAAAAGCAGGATCACAAGCAGCTAAAACTATTTATTCTGTACCTACACATGCAAGAAATGTTATAGGTAATTTTTTTATTATGGCAGCTAATGGTACAGTTAATCCTATGGATTTAGGTAGAGCAACAAAACAATCTTGGAAAAGATTTACAGGTAAATTAACTCCAGAAGATTATAAACAATTAGCAAAGTATCAAAGACTAGGTATTGTAGATAGTTCTGTAACTGCAGAATCTTTAAAGCAATCAGCAAGCGAAGGATTTAAAGTAGGTCCTAATGGTTTAATTGATAAAGCAGTAACAAAATCTGGTCTTAAATTTTTAAATAGAAAAACATTACAAGCATATGAAGCAGAAGATAATTTATTTAAAATAGCTAACTATGAAAATTTATTAAAAAATTATCGTAAAGCTTTTGCTAATTCAAATATGTCTGAAGAAGCATTAGAAAATTTTGTTGCTCAACGTACAAGAGATATGATGCCTAATTATAATCTTGTTCCTAAAGCATTAAAACTTACTCGTGCTTTACCTATAGGTAATTTTGTAGCATTTCCTGCAGAAATGGCACGTAATTCAAAAAATTTAGCTAAGTATGCATGGCAAGATATTAGTGGTAAAACAGCTAGAGATATGGGTATTACAGATCCTAAAGCTATAGCAGAATTAAGAAAGATAGGATTAAAAAGATTAGCAGGTATGACAACTGTTGCTTTAGCAGGTGATGAAGCTGTTGAAAGATCTAAAGCTATATTTGGAATAACAGATGAACAAGAAGCAGCTCTTAATCAAGTAGTTCCTGAATGGGAAAGAGGTACAAATAAAATATTTTTAAGTAATATAGAAAATGTTAATGGTGATATAAAAGTAAATTATATTAACATGGGACAACTTGATCCTTATTCTTACTTAAAAGTTCCTGTTAAATTACTAACAAGTTCTATAATTAATAATGAAGATTATAATGAAACAGCTATAGATGATATGCAAAATCAAGCATTATATAGTATTATTCAACCTTATGTTGATCCAGCTATGACTATAGGAGCAATATTAAAAGAGTATAAAGGAGAAGGAGCTGTTGCAGATGAACCTATTTATAATAAATTAGGAAGAATTGCACTTAAAAGTTTTACACCAGGTACTATAGATTTCTTTATGAAAAGAAAACAATTTTTAGATTCACAAAAAGAGTATGGTGAAGGTGAAGAAAGAACTAAAAAAGGTTTTGATATTGGACCAGGTACTGTAAACTTAGCAGCTTTCTTAGGTGTTAAACAATCAACAGCAAATTTATCACAAGGTTTTAGTTTTAATGTAAATAAACCTATTAGTGATATGAATAAATCTAAAGAAGTATTTGTTAATACAATAGAAAGTTATCCTAGTAAATCTAAAGAAGATATTATAGATGCTTATAAAAAATCTCAACGTAATAAAATTAAACATGCACAAAGATTACGTACTATATTAAAGTCTTATAGAAAATTAGGTTTTGATGATCAAGATATTATTAAATCTTTATCAAGAGGTGGTTTAGGATCAACTAGAAGTTATAAAGATATAAATCTTGCTGATAGAAATATATTTATGCCAGATCAAATTCCTAAACAAACTTTAAAAAAAGCTATGGATACACAAGCTGATATACCTAGAAAAGAAATTGAAAGAATACAACAACTATTATATAATACAGAGATAGACTAGGAGACAACAATGCAAGATATAATGTTATGGAATGCTATACTTACACTTGCTGTAGGTGCATTCCTATGGTGGATACGTAGTATTAATAATGATATAAATAAAATACGTGAAGATTTAAAAGATCATGCATTGAATGATGCAAAGACTAGAGAGTTTATGGCTACTAATTATTCTACACGTAAAGAAGTGTTTAATGAAATAAATAAACTACTAACAAGATTTGATAAGTTAGAAGAGAAACTAGATCGTTGGATGGAGAAACAATAGTATTATGTTTATTATTATTTTGTGGGAGTATGTTAATGGCTGATATGTCAGGTCAAAAACCTATGAGAATTTCTGAATTATATCCTGATGCTAGTGCTATAATTCGTAAATATGAATCAGTAAATCAATCAGGTAAACCACATCTTATTCCTTATTATGACAAAGATGGTGATAGATGGACAGTAGGTTTTGGTAGAACAATAATGAGTGATAAGCAAAGAAAAAAATTAGGATTAACTAAAGACGAATTAAAAGAAAAATATACTATGACACCTGAAGAAACAGAGATTGATTTTGATAATCAAATTAGATCTGCAATGAATGATGTAATAAAGTTACAAAATGAATTACCTGAAGGAGTAGAATTTACCAAAGACGAAATAGAAGGTTTACTTCCTATAGCACAAAATGTAGGTTATACTAAACTTAAAGATCAAGGTATTAATGCTTTTAAATCTTTAAGAAAAGGAGATAAAGAAAGCTTTGGTTATCATTTATTTAATCCTGAAGATGGTTTTATTAAAAGTGGTGATAACATATTAAAAGGATTAGTAGAAAGAAGAGCAATGGAAAATTCTATTTACTCAAGAAATAAAGGTGGTATGGTTATGCGTAACTACTACGACTATGAACCAAGGAGTATTTAATATGTCAGAATGTAAATGTAATAATCCAGATTGTACTGGAGAGATTTGTCTATGTATTGAACTCAACCAATGTGATTGTGATTGCCATGAAAAAGATACTGATACTGATTAGTGTTTGTTTTTTATTTACATTACAAACCTATGCACAAACTAATACAGTAACATCTACCTCATCTACTGTATCTGGTACTACATCTGTAGATAGAACTCCCTCTACAGCTAGTGCTCCATCTATTATGAATAGTAATCAAGATGTCTGTAGTTTTGCAGCTAGTGTTGCAATACAGTCACAGATACTAGGTATAGCAGGTGGTACTTCAGTACGTGATATGAACTGTGAAAGACTTAAACTATCCAGATCTTTATATAGAATGGGTATGAAGGTTGGTGCAGTTGCTTTACTATGTCAAGACGAAAGAGTCTTTCAAGCAATGGAAATGGCAGGTACACCTTGTCCATACATGGGCAAAATTGGTTTAGATGCTGCAAAAGAATGGGCAGAGAATCCTGATAAAAGACCTGACTATGATAAATGGGTAAAAGATAATGCTGTTAAAGAAGAAGAAATTGTTAATGATGAAGGTGCTCTTGGTATCTTCTCTGTTATTCTTATGTTGCTCTTTATCTAATGCACAGATGTTGCCAGAAGGTGACACAGTTACACAAGAGATAGAGACTGAGCACTTAGGTGAAGGACATATAGATACAATAACAGAAACAACTACAACTGTTGAACATAAAACAACAGGTGATATACTACATAAAGATACAGGTGTCGTAACCAGTAGGTACGAGGGAGATATGGATCAAGATTGGGGAGGGATTGGTTCAGCTAGTATGCTTAATTGTGATGCATACTTTGGTACAGGTACATGTGGTAAAGGAACGTCTACTTCACATTCAACATTTGATCAATACATAGACATAAGTGAATTTTATATATCAGATGGTGGTGCTTTAGAATGGGAACTACAAATGCATCATTCACAAGCAAACACTACAGGATATTTTCAAACAAAAGGATATAATAATAATGTTCTACAATGGGACACAGGACAGATTACATTAGAGAATAATCAAACACCTACAACATACACAGGAACGTATGATTTTGCAGGAGATTTAGATAAAGTATTTATAAGAGTGGGTGGATCTAATAATTATTTCTTTGATAATGTAGAATACACAGTTAATTACAATCATATAACTACATCAGTAGAGACATGGATAGAGATTGTTCAGCCTGGATTGATGGAAGATCAGATAACAGTAGAATTAATAGAGCAATATGATGTTGCTACACCAGAAGAACAATATCAAATGGATGAAATGATGGAAGAGTTTGATATGGTTATGACCTTTGATATGCCTACTATGGACTATCCAATGGAAGAGATAGCTATAGAGATGCCAATAGAAGTTGATACTATAGGTACTATGATGGAAGAATATAATGAAGGTACTATATCATATGAAGAAGTTATAACAGAAGTTCAAGAAATTGTACAAGAGATACAAGATATAGGTATGGATGTTGAAGTATCAATGCCTACATTAGAAGAAGTTAAAGAGGTTGTTATAGAAGAATCAGTAGAAGTTGAACCTGTTGTAGAAGTTATAGAAGAAGTTACTGAAGAGCCTGTTAAAATTGTAGAAGAAACTAACGAAGAACCTACAAAGGAGGTTGCTGATGTTTCTGAAGACAATAACATGGAAGAGATTAAAGAAGAAGTTAAAGAAGAGTCTGAACCACAAGAGAAGGAAGTTGCGAATAAGGATATGGAAACAGAAGAAGTGGATCAGAATGAGCCAAAGAAATTAGAAGTTACTAAACAACAACAAAAGAAACAAGATAAAGCTAATCAAGTATTAGATACAATACAATCACAGTATGATCCTGTAGCACAACTAACAACCATAGCATTAGTTACTGCTCTTGGTCCTGATATACAACAGTATCAGCAACAAGATATAATGCAACAGATGCAATGGTATGAAGCAGAAGAAATATATAATGATGTAATAATGTCTGATCCTCTAGGAGATTATATCTCTGTTAGATCTAACTTACAAATGGAAAGGATGATTCAGCAACAATATGAGTGAAGTAGAATATCAAGGTATTAAAGTAAAAGGTGGTAGATTATTTTTAATTTTCCCATTACTAGGAACTTTAGCTGGTGCAATATGGGCAGGATTTGAAGGCTATGCTAGATGGGTTGCTATGGAGGAAAAGATAAATGAATATGTGGCTCCTGATCTTTCTGGTTTTACTTTAAGACTAGAAGTATTAGAGGAAAGAATAGTATCATTACAAGAGAATGTTGATATAGAAACCAGTACATTAAAAGAACTAGTAGGTGCAGCACAAGATGATGCACGTACTATACGTACTGATATAAGGAATGATGTACATGAAGCACATGATCAAATAGCTAATGTAGACAAGAGATCAAGAGCTACTGAACAAGATATAAGAACTTCTCTTAGACAAACAGAGACAGATCTTAGAACTATGATTGATCATGCAAATGATAGGTTTGATTCTAAAAGGACAGCAATCGAGTCTGATGCTCAACGAAGAATAGAACTAATAGATAGTAAATTAGCAGCATTAGAAACAAAGTTAAGGGAGATGCTACAACGAGCTTTAGATAATCCTTTAGCAGGACAGTAATTAGAACCCACATTTTTTTATAAGTTCATTTACTTTCTTTTTACCTAGTATCTTTAGTGTGTCTACTATACTAGCATCTAGTCCTTCAGGTGATACATCTACTTCTTTCTCACTCTTAGCACCTCTAATACGAGACAATAATTCTAATGCTTTGATAGCACTATTAGTATGACCATTAGCTTTAGCAAACTCATACTGTTTTTCTATTTCAGTTATTACATCTACTGAAGTCTCTAACGTATTCTCTAGTTCTTCAATACGTTCTTTAATCTCTCCATTTTGTAGATTTCTATAGCCTTGATTGTAAGCAGATGAAGCAGCATATCCTGCAGTCTTTGCAGCTTCTGTTGCATTTCTATGCAGGATATAAGCCTGTGCAAACTTCTCTTGTTTATCGTTAAGTGCCATTATATTTCTTGATCACTTTCTAATCTCCATTCAATAGTACCATCCTCTTTCTTTTCAAAACGATCTGAATCTACATGAGGTGTGATCTTCCAATCGCTATCTCTGCGAGTTGTAGCATCACACTTTGCATCAACAATCTTTATATCTTCTGGAGAATCTATATCAAAATCTATGAGATCATCATAGTAAGGACCTACTTTAGTTTGGAATGTATAAGATAACATTCTTTCGCAGTTCTCTAAACTTAGATCTTTAGAGTAAGGTGCACTTTCAAATGTAGTACACTCCCCACGAAAACAAATGAGGAGCATAGCTACGTGAAATATTTCCATTATTCTGCTTGAGTAGTAGTTGGTGGTTTAGGCATAGGCAATTCAGGTGTATCGTCTTGAGAAAAATACCACCCACCAAAGGCAATTATTCCTACAACTATTCCTGCTATTATATATTTTTTCATTAGAATTTAAACTCCTGTTCAAAAAATATAACTCCATCATCATCTATGTTAGTTTCAAACTGATTCATATCTTTACCAGTTTGTCTAGTCCAACCTATTTTAAATGAGTCACCATCTGATTGTTTATATTTACCAAATAATCTAAGTTTACTTTTTTGATCTTCATCCATATCAAAGTAATACCTATACCCTGCAGACCATTGACCTGTCTGTATAGAATCATTTGCTTCAGCTTCTTTAGTAGAAGGTCCAAATATAGAACCTATTATAATAATACCTACGAGTATTGCTGCAATAATATACGCAATCTTCTTAGTTTTATCTGTGGTAGCTTCAGTCTTAATCTTCTTAGCCATGTTATTTCTCCTTGTAGAGTTTTAGCAGATGAGATCCACTCCCATTCTGATTCATTATATGGAAACATGTGTGCTTATTCTCCTTTTATACATGTTCCTATTATACCTTTTTTTGATGTAGAAGTCAAGTATATTTTTAAATCTTTATAGTCTTCCCATACATGTTTTGCTTTATCTACCCACCACTCATGGTCAAATAAAGATACATGTACATTCTCTCCTTTATATTTACCTGTAGTAAATGTTTTTATAGCAGGTTCACAAGATACATTTATAAATACTGTTTTGTTAGCCAAACTACATATCTCTCTGATAATCCAATCTAAATCTTCTTCAGGTATATGTTCAAGTACATCAGTACATATTACTAGATCAGATTTTTTAGTAGGTAATTTATTATGTTCTGGTACACCTGGATCATATAAAAATAAATCTTCCACTCCCCACCATAGATGTAAAGGTTTGTCAAAGTTAGGTATTCTCTTTTTACTATTCATATATTTATATTGTTCTTTATAAGGATAACCTTTACCACAACCATAATCTAAAATAGATTTACAATTATTATGTCTTATTATATCATATATATCTATAGCAAAAGGTATTAAACTTATACCTTGAAACTTACCCTCTTCTTCATGTAAATGTTTATAAGCTTCTATAAGCTCTAAATATTTTTCAGAAGGTTTAGGTTTCTTAGGCATTACATAATCATCCATCAAATGTTTCCTCAAAGGTTGGTTTTTTAGGTGATACATTCCATAGAGCAGTAACTAAAGTATCTTCACCATATAAATTTAAATTCATTTCCATAGGTGGATCATTAAAAGTTCTTTCACAATCTTGTGCCATAGCTAATAACTCACCAGTAGTCCAGAAGTACTGCTCACCTACACCTACCTTAAAGTATTTAGGTTTAGGTTCTTCATCTTCAGCACCTGTAGTTTCTTTCTTTTGTTCTTCAGTAGGTTCTTCCATACAAGAATCAAAACCAAAGAGATCAAAGTTTCTAAATCCCATAGTATGCATGATACCTAGAGCTCGCATAGCAGCACACGTACCACCTGTAATAAGAGTAGCTCCTTGAGGTATACCTATATCAGGATTAAGAGTAACAGAATTATTAACCATCTTTTTATTTTGTTCTGCAGGATCACGCAATGATTCTGTAAATGCGTGCCATCCATGTATCTCTGCACCTTTATCTATTAAGTATTCAGTAACAGAAGGATCAGTCATAGATGCTACAAAGAACTTTGTTTTCTTTTCTATCTTTTTAAATAATTCTTTTCTTACTACACCATGTGTACTTACACCTGTAATAGGTCTAGGATCAAGAACAATACATGCCCAAGGTAGTATACCATTATCTACAAGTTTAGGATAAGAATGTTTAACACATACAATTTTACTATCAGGATTGTTTTTTATATGTGTTTTTAATTTATTAATATTTAAGTAAGGACCACCTGATACAAGAATAACATTACCATTATGTAATGGAAACTTACCTAACCATCTATCAATAAGTTTTAAATTCTTTTTAATATTATCTCTAATAAAATCTTTAGGTACACAGTCTCTAGGATGTACAACTATAGGTACGTTTAATAATTTTTTAGGTAGATCAGGAAGTTTTTTATCACTTAATACAACTACTAAATGTGTATGTCCACCACCACGTACTAAATCTTGTGAAGGTATTACCCATCTACGTATACCATCTTTCTTTCCTTTAGGTAAACTTTCTACAATTTTATTTGTACCATGATATTTTTCTGGTGCATTATTTTTATCTTCATCTTCTCTAAAATAATTATCTATAACAACAACAGGATTATGTTTTAAATTATCATAATCACTTTTAGTTGTAGCTATACTATTACCACCACCTATCAAAACAAAGTCAGCATTTAAATCATCACAATCTTTTAGTATATCTCTGGAGTTACCTTTACCTAACTCAAATGTAAAGACTTTCTTTTTCTCCATCATCTTCTTTCTAAACTCTTGCAATCTTTTTATAACTGCAGACTTAGTATTGTGAGCTTTCAAATTAAATTCTTCAGCGTCTGTTTCAGGTGTACCATCTTCAAATAAATCAAAACCTCTATATAATATTTCATCTTGATTTTCAAATGCAGCAAGAGCCATCTCAATAGCACGACCACCATTCCAAGTACCTACTTCTATAATAGATTTAGGTTTGTACTCTCTTATAACATCAGCTAATTGTTTATATCTATTAGGTACAATATCTTGAGAGACTGTATCTTCTGATAAAGCTACTAATCTATTACCTTGATCATCCCTAATAGCTAGGTTCTTTATATTATCTATACCTTCAAAGTGGGTAATGTAATCATTAATTTGTGGAAGATCTTGTATCTTCATACCATGAGCTTTATAAATATTTAGTAGTCTTTCAATTAAGAAAGAGTCATGCCACTCTCTATACTGTAAAAGTTCTCCTGATATATAAGCACCACGTAAGTCTCCAAGTAAATCAAGAGCAGGTCTTTTATTTAAATTAAAAGCTATGAAAGAAGTATCAAGATAAAATGTTTTATCTGGATAATGTCTAACACCTCTGTAAGCTACATCACAAGCTTCAGGTAGCATACCTAGTATATCATTAACAACTAATCTTTTAGATGCAAGAGAGTCAGCATCAATCCATATCAACCAACCTGCATCTTTAGATTCTTCTGCTAATTCAAAAGCTTTTTCAGTTAATGCAAAAACTTTATGTGACCATCTAAGAGAATCAAGATGCCAATTATAAGGTATAGTATTATTCTCTGTGCCATTATGTTCTTGATTAACTTTTAAAAAATCTCTGTATTCTTCTACATCTTCTAAAGATTTTAACTTTATATCTTTTATAGAATAATTTTTAGGATCAAAGTCATGGTGATAAGCTGTAAAATTTATAGAAGGTTCCCAATTATTTTTGATAGATTTAAATAAATGATGTCCCACATCTGTATATATAGTCTCATTAAAAGACGTAACAAAATTTATTTTTGTCATATCATATAATCCCTATCAAATTCAATAATACCTTTCATCTTCAACCAATCAGCATCACTACACCATTCAACTGCATACTTACCTTCTATTGCTCCTCTTGGTTTCCAATCTTTAAACCAAGGACCACCTGTTGTAAAATGTACATTCTTTGCATCCATGTCTTCTGGTGAATGACCATCTAACCAATTCCATTCTTCAGGTATTCTACCTATGTCTGCTTCTTTATCTGGCAACCAACCAAATCCATGTAACCATCTACCTGTTTGTGTATTAACTACTTTAGGAGTAAGTTGTTTATTTAAAGCATGTTCACAATTAAACATCATAAGACTTGACCAGTTCTTTCTACGATAAGGATGTTGTTCTTTACCATCCATCTTTGTAGTTTTTTCTGGTTCATATTTATGATGAACACAATATACAGGATAATAATCCATATCACATAAATCAAATAGATCATTAACGTCTGCACGTAAGTACATATCTGAATCCATAAACAAAGCTTTACCTTGATACATATTTAAAGCAGGTACTAAGAATCTACTGAAACTAAACTCTGTAGAGAAAGGTTTACCATCTATAACATCATATGGTTGACCATGTATTAACTCAGACTTACGTGTATATATACCCATGTGTTCTAGTATATCTCTCTTTAATGGTACGATACGTATGTTCTTACCTGATATTCTTTCTATAGTAAACTTTAAAACTTCGTATGCTGTATCTTCTTTTGGATCATATCCTATGTAAACTGTATTCATTTTATCTCCATGTTATGAGGGAGTGAAAGGAAATATAAAAACACTCCCTCACTTTTAGGTTAGTGTATTGATATTTCTTTTGGTCTTTGTTCTTCAGGTATGTTATGTGTTAAACTAACACTCAATACACCATCCTCAAACTCAGCACCTCCAACCTCTATATTCTCTGCAAGAGTAAAATCTTTAGAGAAAGATCTTCGTGCTATATTCTTATGAAGATAATCTCCATTAGAATTTTTAGAGTTAGACTCACCTTTTATAGTTAAGGTGTTGTCTTTTAACTGTATACTTAACTCGTCTTTCTTAAAACCTGCAACTGCAAGTTCTATTTTGTAGTTACTTTCTCCTTCCTTTATGATATCATAAGGTGGATATTCGTTAGTAGTTAAGTTATTGTTGCTGTGTAGAGATACTAAGTGATCCATCAAATGATCAAACCCTATAGCATATCTATTTATATTATGAAATACACTCATTTTTTATCCTTTCATTAAGCGATTAATAGAACCCATTATGGCATTCTATAATGTAATTATGGCATAGTTTACAAAAAATGTCAAGAACTTTTTTTGAACCTACCTAGTCTATGAAACAATGCTTCTAACTGTTTCTTCTTATCAGATGGTATAGCAAAATCATCTTGCGTCTTCAAAGTAAATAATATTAAATCTCTTATCAACTCTGCATCTGCTGTTGAAAATACTGGTTTACTTTCTTTCATTATCTTTTCTCTCTCTTCATCATTATAAAAAGCCCACTCAGCTATTTGTTTACTTGTTCTAAAACAACCAATACAAACTTCATTCTCTAGTGTACATACACCAATACAAGGTGAACGAACTATATGTCCACCAACTCACATACACCTGCAGTACAAGCAAGTTCTTGTGATCCTTTCGTGTTATCTTCTTTTTCAAAGTCTTGTAACTTATTCCAATCAATATTAGTTGGCATAGCTTTAGCTAACTTCTTATAAGTCTTCTCATCTATATCTTGATAAGGTGCTTGTTGATATGTATGATCAGAGAATGGTAAGAAAGATACACCACTTAGATACTCAAAGTTTTCCCAACACCATGCACCAACAGGAACCCACTCTTCTTCCTTAACACTTATAGTTACAGAAGGTTTATGTTCACACCAAGACTGTGCATAAACTTTCCAAATCTCTAATTGTTCAATAGCAGTCATGTCTGTTCTGCATACTGAACCTTTAGGTGACATCATAGGAAAAGAAAATACAGTTGTATGTTCTGGTTTCATTACATCAGGTTCATTAGGTATACCAGATGCTTTCATAAACTCAGTCAATGGATCTTTGTTATCACCTCTTACTGTTCTAATGTAGTAAGGATTATGTCTAGCATGTATACCACTAGCACTATCTACTAACTGACTTACAGTACCTGAAGGTTTAACACAAGTGATAGCTGTTGATTGTGGTATGCCTAACTTATCTGCTAAAGCTTTGTTAGTATCTACTGCATGTTTCTTTAATGTTTCTAATCTAGGTGCAAGTCCATCAATAGTATTTAACTCAATACAATCCATGATACCTGTAAGAGACACACCAAGTAATCTTTCTTCTTCTGTATTGTTCTGCCATCTCTTACGAAGATAACCAAAGTTTGTAAAGGTAGATTGTATTGTACCTAATATAGTAGCAAGCTTAACTTTCTTTACTAGTGTAGTCATAGTATCAGTAGAACGACACACAACTTCAGTTAAGTTACAGAATTGATTAGGTCTAAGAATAATTTCACTACAAGGATTAGTACCAAAGTCCCAATCAGGATTACGTCTACCATTCTCAGCAGCCTTAGCTTGAGCTGATGCTCTATTGAACATACCTCTCTCACCTGATTTACTTTCATATAATGACAACCATTCTTTCATAAAGATACCTGGATCTGGTTTCTCTGTGTAAGCAACAGAGTTATTAGCTAATGCTCTTTGTGGATTTTCATTCCACCATTCACCCATCTTAGCACCACGTATTCTTTGATCAGATAAGTTAGATAAAGATATAAGTGCTGATCTACGTACACCACCTACAACTACAACCTCACCTGTCTTACATACAATGTCATGGCATTCCATAGAGGAAAGCTTTCTACCTCTTGCACTTTTAAATTTAAGAATAGTAAAGTCAAATAAATCTACAAGAGGTTGAGGTCCACTAGCTCTACCACCAAATGTTTTTAATCTTTTACCTGCAGGTCTAACTTTATTTACATCTATCTTAGGAACTCTACCTGTGTAAAGATAAGATATTAAATCTCTAAATGCTTTTGCCCAACCTTCTTTAGAATCAACAACAGATACTACATCTTCTGTATGTTCAAACTCTACATCAGGAACAGTAGGTAACTTATCAGCATACTGTCTTTCAACAGAGAAACCTACACCTGTGCCATTCATAAGTATATATAACACTTCATCAAATGCTCTTGGACTATCAATAGGAATATAAGAACAGTTATAACCTGCAACATTCTCTCTATCTAATGCATCACCTGATGTCATCAAAGCTCTCATAGATGGCATAACTTGTAAAGAAAGTATAGCTTCTTCTAAATCATTCCATTCTTTCTTTTTAATTACTCCATCATAATTATTATCAATATGTTTTTTAAAGAAAGATATAAGTCTATTTACAGTTTCACTCCAACTCTCTCTTCTACCTTCTTCTTCTAACCATCTTGAATACCTAGACATATGTATAAATGATTGATACTCTGTAGGTAAATAATTACTTCCCATTAATGATGCCATTTATTTTTCCTTTCCATACTTCTTTTCTAATATTAACTCTGCATAGTGTATTACTTTTCTAATATCTTCTATACCATTTTTTGTTTTGTGACGAGTTATATATTTTACCACATTACCCTCTAAGAAGTCAAGATTATTTTTAACAATATAATCTACAGGTTGTATAGCACAGTCTTTATAATGATTGCCACCTATTTGTTTATCACTAGGTTTAGTTTTCTTAAACCTTTCTTTATTAATTAAACTTTCTTCTGCACTACGTCTAGCCATATATTGTTCGTGACTTTCTCTTGACCACCCTCTATCTTGTTCAGGATTTATCCAAGACTCTTCTGATTCTTTGTCTGACATATTTTATTTCCTTTGAGTTAATTACTTTAATTGCAAAACTTCTTGTATACTGTGCATCCATACCTGCATTCTCACAGACATACTCAAAGTTATCACATGTTACACCTACACTACAGAAGAACCATGCACGAGCATTAGCTCTTTCAACACTTGTACGTGGTGATTCTACTTTAGTCTTTTCTTTTGTTGCATCTAACAATGCTTGAAATATAACAGATAAAAATAACATGCGTTCAGGACTACTGTTCTCATGCTCTTGTATCTCTGTTAATATCTCAATATATTCTTCATTCATTAGTCTTCTTGAGTTATTTCATCTCTAAATGTATCAACTAACATAGATGCAGCTTCTTCTGCTTCAGCAGCTAGTTTAATTTGTTTAATAAATTCATCAATAACTTGGGGATGTTCTCCTATACCAACAGGATGTTCCAAGTATATACGTGCAGTAGCTATAGCTTTATCTCTTTGAGAATGAAACTCAGCTAGTGCTGTGTTGTACATTGCTTCCTTTACTGACATTTATTTTCCTCCTTTCCTATTAATTTTACTTTAACTATATCTTTATGTTTATACATATTTATTTTTTTACCTTGCTGTATTTTATATCCTATTTTTAAATGTCTTAAAGCTGCCCAATCATAATTATTATCTATAGCAAACCTAGATAAATTATCAACAATAATAACTTTACCACATTTAAATTCTAATTTATGTGCACCTAAAGCATTAGAATTTTTATCTCCAATCATTTGTTCTCTAATTTTTGCTTTAACTTCTTTATTATCATAATTATTTTTTCTCATTCTTTCTTTATATTCTAAATCATTTTCTCTTTTTTTAAGAGATTTACTTTTTCTTTTTTGAACTTCAGGATTATCATGGTTTCTTTCTCTCATTTTTTTAATATGATCTGGATCTTTATACAATTCAACAGGAGGAAAAAATTTACCACCCACATATGAATTATAAAATGCAGGTTCATCGCTACCTTCTATAGTAGAAGTAAGAACATTCCATTTTACTTGATAATACATTTCATAATAACGTAAACTTCTTTTGTTTTTATACTCTGCAATTACTTCAAATGTAAAATGTTCTTTACCTATCTTTTCTATATCTGCATTTAAATATTTAGATGATCCTGTATATATTTCCCATTTATGTTTTCTTTTTTTCTTACCCATAGAAAAATATTGTTTACAACCTACATATGCTTTAGTAGTTTTAGTATTCGTTATAAGATAAACAAACCCAAACTTATCTAGGTTAGGTACGAAAGGTTCTTCAGTACCATATCTAATCCAATGACTTACCATGTTGTAACCTCTTCTACATTAGGAGCTTTCTTAACTTTCGTAAGATACCTGTTTCCATTTGCATAATTGAATACACGTAACCCTTTACCTTCATTCGCATCACTCCAACAAGTACGCTTATGTTCACAATAAAAGCAACCAAAAGCGAGCTTGCGATTGCCACTAGCACCATCAGGCACATCATCATAACATCTATCAGGTGGGTTAGCTTTATCCATTGCTCCTTTAAGATAGTCAATCCTTTCTTTAGCATTAATCATCTCCAAAGAATGAACAGGAGTTAAACATATGTTCCCATTCTGTTTATCTATTGCAAGAAAAGCAGCTTCATCTACTCCATTACCTTCAGCATAAGCAGAGATCTGTGCTATATAACCAAAGGGATCATCAGAGTATAACTTATTCTTAGAAAACTTTTCAAAGCTTCTACCTGATGCACTCTTACAATCAACTAACACTCCATCTATAACACAATCCTGGTGTCCTTTTATTCCATTGACATGTACTGTTTTTTGTAGGTCAGTTACTGTATGTCCTGCAAGTCTTGAGAAAAGAATTAATAAGTCTTCTAACATATGACCATATAAAAACTTAACTCTTGTACTAGGTTCTAAAGGTTTAGGTTCTTCTTTAGAATTTTTGTCATACCATAATTGTCTAGCAGGTTTACCTATAGCAGAGAGTCTTAGGTTACGTCTCTTAACAGGCACCTCATTTAAAAAGTTTCTTAGTGTTTCTTTA